ATCAATAAAACCCAACTGATGTGTGTGCTTTACGATGTCTTTCAACGCATCTAATAATAGCATATTTAATCCTTTTTCTTTAAAACAGGTATATTGGCACCTGACATTTTAACAAATTCATAAGTTTCTGCAATACTAGGAATTTCATCCTTTGTTGCTTTTAGGATTTCTAATCTTACTAATTGATTACCGGTCTCTGAATCGGTTGTATAAACCTCTGTCATAAACATAATACCATCAAGGTGTGCTTGATTTTCAAAATAATCTTTCATAATTAATACCCCTTATTCGTAGTGTATAGAAATTCTTTGCGAAAGTCAAATTTAACCGAAGTCAAATAATGTTTCCAAGTGTGCGTGCTCTTTGTTGGTGCGACTTAAATCCCACTTTAGAACACCTAACAGGTTCTCGACCTTCTTATCCACAATACCGGCTTGCATACCATCAGTATCAAACGGCAATGATAAGAACCAATCTGGCAAGTGAGCTTCGTCGACAGGATATGCAACACTAGACAATCTATTTTCGGGTGTCTCTTTCAGCTTACACACAATAATTTTCTGTCCGTCGATAATCTTCATGGCGTGTTGATCACGATGAATTTCCTTTAACGTATTCCACGCAAGACTTGCGGTAACGTGACCAGGTACGTGAAGGTTCCCAAGGTCGATACCACGCAACTTCTTTTCAGCCGCATCTTCTAACTTGTTCTTATAGTGCGAAAGTTTGTTAACCGCTCTTGGAGTACCTTGTTGCCATGGCTTCATGTTTTCAAACTTTTCTTTGAATTCACGAATCTTCTCGATAACCGCGTTTTCTCCCTTATCACACAAAGTATCCATTAGAATCTCTGATAAGAATTCCTGCACAAACTTAGGAGTATCTGCACGCTTCAAATCTAGACCCATAGCCTTAACCTTACCGGGCTTGCCAGCAACGTCTAATCTAATTCCGTCCTTGTCATACATTAAACATGCATAACGCTTCTTAACCATCCAAATACCAGATAACGAAACTGTTTCACGCGAGCTGGCGATAACACCGGTTGCACGCTTTACAGGTACGTTTAGTTTCTGACTTAGGAATTCAGGGAATGTAGCCGAAACTGCCTTTGCTAGTGAATTATAGATTTCGATAATGCTTTCCTTAGTCCACTCAACTTCGCCTCTTTCGATTTCGTCGCGTAGAACAGGATATGCAGAGAAATAACAAGAGTCGGTATCACCGTACACAATAGCTTCGCCGTAATGATCATAAGTTCCGGTAATCATTTCGTTTGTCTTGCCTGCCATGTGTTTAGTGATTGTTCTTCCTGTTAGTGTAGTTGATTGACCCAATCGTTGATCGAAGAATCTACTACCTGCATTCAAAAGAGCTCCATAGGCAGAGTTTAGGTTAATCTTCTTAACCAACTGACGTTTATCCCAGTAACCAATAATTCTTTTTAGGTCTTTCTGGTCCCTATGAATGGCTTTGCCATCCTTGACCATTAGATTGTGTTGATTCATGTACTGAACAACACGCTTCTTGTGACCTTCGGAAATAAGTTCCTTTAATTTTGTAGGTTTATATGCCTCACCCTCTGCATACGGGTTTGCTTTAATCTCTACATCACTAATATCGTCATTTGTGAACAAATTTTCTGGGATTTTTACGCCATCTATCTTTGCATTGTCCTCAATGTCCTGATAGTTGGTCATAATTTTCTGAAGAGCCTTACGCTCATTATACCAACGAGTCAACAGGCTCGGAATTACACCATCGACGTCAGTCTTGAATATAGTACCATTAGCACTAATACACCAAGGTTGTCCGCTGTTGAAAATTAATTCATGTAGTTCCTTGCCTGTTACCTCAAATTCGCTGCCATCTTCCATATCTAGTATCAACTTGGTGCCAATATCTTGATTATAGAAATCTTCCATTTCAAGTACATTGAATCTATCGTTCCACCACGATGCGAAAGTATATTTCCCGCCCTTTGCTTCCCAATCAGCAATTGCCTGATTGGTACGATCAAGACGAATCTGTCCGACGATAGTCTCGGGACTCATATTCAGAGTTCTGATAACAGACGGATACAGCGACTTCATGTCAGTGGAAGCGATCCACCTATGAAACCGTTTCTTTGGAGTAGCAACCCAGCCACCTGCTGCACGGTTGTCTTCGTCTCCTTGTCCTCTCTTCTTATCCGGGCAAACTTCACCACGGCTATGTGCTTCAACAAGAACTGCTTGGTCGGTAACTGCGACCGCACCCATTGTGGTCTGAATTAGAACACAGGTGGCATGTGCAATCGAATTTGCCAAGTCAATGAATTGAAGCTTTTTATCTAGTCTATCAAGAAGTCTTGTATCTTGGATGTTATACTCCAAGAATTTCTTAAAGTCATCGTTGTATAATTCATCCAATGTACCTTCGTATGCAACTTTGCTTTCACCGAGTTCAATATCGGCAATAGCATTCAGTGCATATGAGTGACGTTCTTCATAGTTGTATTTCTTGTAGATTTGCATGTAGTCAACGTGAACGCGACCAATCAAATCATATGTTTGAGCTTCTTTGCCGCCACGTTCGAATGTGCGTGGCTTCGGGTCTTGATCCCAGAGGCATAGTCCACGGCCTTCAAACTTGCCCAATACCTTTTTAATTCTATTCACTACATAGGGAATATCATATGCTTCGCTGTTCCAACCACTTAGGACGTCTGCATCCTCTATGACATCCATAAATGCACGTAGCATTTCCTTTTCGGATTTAAATAGAACAACATTGCCTACCTCGTCAGCAATTTTAGTAGCTTCTTCCCAGGTAAGTGTTTCGGGTGGTATTGCAAGACAGATAATCTCGTCAATCCACTGTAAGTGTACGGAAATAGAAGTGATGTAATTATCGGCGTCTGATGCTTCTGACCAGCCCGATTCTTTATCAAAACTGGTTTCAATGTCGAAGAAAGCGATATTGAGTGTTGGTGCTTCCGAGTGTAGATAATTTTGTTCAATGCAACGGAAAATAGGATCAACGTCTGTTTCCCATTTCTTAACGTTACCGGAGAACGAGTTTTTTAGTTTTTGTTTTTCAGAGAATGATCGCGGTACAACCTTCTTGACAATATCGCCGTAGATAGATTTATGCGATCCCCTTGGATCGGAGACAAAGAAATGATAATCTGGTGCGTATTCTTTGTAAACGCGAGTGCCGTTTACTCTTTCGACTATCTTGATTACTTCTGCATCTCCGCCCCTTTTAAAAAGTGCGTCGATGTACATTATTAACCTAGTCCTGCTGCTTTATATAACTCTTCAAGTGTTTCGTGATCTTCTCTACGATCGTTCATCTTGTTCTTTTGAACATCGCTGATTAGCCTGTTAATGATAGCCGGTTTTACCTCTAATTCTTCTGCCACGGCCTTAACAGTTTCGCGAAGTCCTTCTTTAAGATCTTCGCATTCTTGCATAACTGAAACACCGTCCTTAACGAGTTGTTTCAATCTTGCTACATTTTCGGGTGATAGTTTAGCCATCTGTCTCCTTTAAATTTAGTACATTACTTACCGTTGCAGTAAGTATACGCAAGAATTTTCTGGAAATCAAGAATTTCTTAGAATTTGCCGTATGCGTCGCCGGACGAACCTGTGCCTGTAAATCCACTGCCCTTATACATATGGTCATCGTAGCCGTGAATTGGAGAAAGCACACCCTCTTTCTGTTTCTGGTCTGGAAGATCGTCTGTAAATCTGAACATCTGATCTGGCATTACTCTTTTAAACCATTCTGCAATAATTGGTCTAACATCTAGACCTGGATTTGATTCTTCCAGCTCGAGTAAAGTGTCGTTAAGCTCATCATCCTCGATGATTTCTTGAATATAGATAGGTGCAATTACTGCCGGAATTGGCTTAGACATAATTTCTTTAACCAATTTGAAATCAGTGTGTGAAAGTGGTAATTTGGTTACTGCTTCGGCAACTGCATGTAGGCGCGGAAGTGTATTTCTAAGTTCGTAATAATCGTCACGTAGACGTGCTTTTAGAAATTCTTTGCCCTGTGGCGAGGTATTAGGATCCATGATCTTATCGACATACTGATCCATACGATGTTGGAGCATATCGATTTTTCTTGCAACCTGCGGAGAAAGGGAACGATCGTTCGTTCCCTTTGGTAGTAAAATTTCTAGTATACGCATCCTATATTTATCATAGAATGCTCGAAATTTTTTAAATGTCGAATTCTTCTTTTACAGACTCCGGAACGAAGTCGAAATCAAATTCGTCTGCAAATTTTGCAAGTGCCGGAAGTGCAAAGTATGCACCAGGCATTGACATTACGACTGCGAAACGGCTTGCAACAACAACATCCTGCGCCAACTTGTTTGCACGCATAATTTCGTTAATAGAAGCGTCTCCGCGGCCTGCCTTATTGTAGATGGCAACAACATCCTTTGCTTTAGTTGTTTCGATATCAACAACTTTCTTAACCTTGCCTAAAGTTTCCTTTAGTTCATCGGGTGTCTTAGGAAGTGCAGCGAAAGAATCTTGAACGGTTTTGAAATATTCTTGTGGTGTGAAAAACATATTATCTCCTTAGTGCTTAAAGCCACTTTATTAGAATGCCTCACCTTGAGCGCATTTTGTTAGTGTAACGTATTTAGCAAAATGTTGCAATGCAACATTTATTTCAGGCCTTTTTTGACACTTGTGAAGACAGTACGTTTTATGTTTTCGCTTAATGTAGATGGCAATCCTGCGTAGAATCTTTCTCTATCATTATCAAGTGCATATTGACGCAATTTGGTAGCACTTATACCTTCAACATCATCGGATTCGACAATGCGTTGACCTGCCGAAATGACTGAAAAATCAACGCCCCATAATTTAGTGTATGGAGTGAATCCTTTTGTAAATTCTTCCAAATGATCGGAACCAACGACCATTACAACCTTGTCATAAGTCTTAGCAAGGCTTTCTACAGCAATATACGGATTTCTAACAGAAGTATCGTCGGATATATTTACGCCACGAAATGCTGCTTCGCAAACTCTACGCTTGAATGCCCAATCAAGTGGATCTTTCGGTGCTCTGTGCGTCTGTGAGAGATACACAACATGATCAGCGCCCATTTCCTTGGCAGTTTCTACCACCTTGGAAATTAGGCGCTCATGCCCCCTAGTTGGGGGATTCATTCTGCCGAAAGTAAATACTACACTGCTCATGTTTCTTCGTCGTCTAGATCTTCTGTTTTAGGCATTGGCCCGTCATTATCACCTACTCTCGAATTTCGGTATCTATTTTGATATTGAGGACCTCTACCATAACTATTTTCTTTATATGGTGGTCTTTGATACGGATCATAATCGTCTTCTTCCTCGTATCCGGCTGAACCATATTTGTAGTAGCCTTCCATTTCGGACTTCTTAGCTAAACCACGTGTAACTGCACCACCTGTTAGCAATGCACCAAATGCCATATGGAACATTCCGCCTCCTAGTAAGGTTAACGGATTCCATTGTCTTGTGGCCTGGGCGGTTTGAGCCATTGTTGTTGCAAATGTTGCAACATCCTTGCCTTCTAGTTCTGAAAAGACTTTCTGTTCGATTCTGCTATTATGTCCTGCCACGTAAACGGGCATTATCATAAAATCAAAGATACAAATAATTATATAGGTCGCTGCTGCAAAGGGCAACCATACCGATTGGTACCATTTATTATGTTCAGCTTTAGTTGTTAGATGTGTCTGCTGTTTCTTCATCTTGTGCCACCACTCCCCTCTTTAAATCAAGGTATTTGTTTATTGTTTGGTGGCTGGTACACCAGGTTAGATATGCAACGAAATACTCAATAGACATTCCGCCAACAATAATTAATTTCCACATAAACACTGTACCTGCCAGTGCTGCAATCATTGCGATAACCTTAGCATGAGAATATTTTCCTGTGCTGTTATCTTGCAATGTTTCTTTGAAAAATTTACCAATAAAACTCATTTTAATATCTCCAATTATAGTATTATTTATCTGGCCCATAAAAAAACCCCGCCGGGGCGGGGTTTTTAGTTTCAATTAGCTATTAAGCTAGTTGGTATGTAACAACTACTGTTACGGAACCTGCACCTGCTGGGGTACCAGCAACTGTACCGATAACTTGCTCGGAACCTGCTTCAGTAACCATTGTTTCAGCAATGTAAATACCGACAGTTTGTGTATCGTTTTCTGATGTTGTCATGTATGCAGAAACGCTGCCCGACTTACCAATCGACAATGTACCTGTACCTGTATCAGCTGATGTAACATTAGCCTTAACAGAAAGGATTGTTGCGCCTGCTGGTAGAGCAGAACCAATGTTGAATGTACCTACGGCTGCCAAGCTGAATGTAGCCTTAACTGCCTTAACGTCACCTGTTGCGGAACCAGCAACTGTATCAACGTAATACTTGTTGACAAGGTCAGCATCAGCAAGACCTGTTGCATAATCAGCAGCCGAAGGACCGGCAACGGTAACCTTATCAGCGGTCGAGTTAGCAACTGTCATTGTAATATCGCCGGATGTCGATGTTACGTTAACTGTACCAGCTGCAGAAGTAATTGCAACGTTACCGGATGTACCAGCTTCAAGCGTTAGACCTGTTTGACCGTTAACAGTTAATGTGTTACCGGAATCAGAAGCAATAACACCAGCACCAGTTGGACCAATAACAACTGCACCTGTACCGTTTGGTACTAGGTTAATATCAGCGTTTGTAGCCAATGCTGTAATTGTTACATCACCGCCGTCAGCTTCAATTGTAACACCGGTTGTGTCACCAATTGTCATCAAGTTTGTAGTAGAATCAAATGTCAATGCTGTCGAGTTTTCAACTGGGCTTGTACCGTTACCACTTAGGATCGCTGTATCAGTAAGAGTTGTATCGCCTGTACCGCCGTTAGCAACTGGAAGTGTACCAGAAACATCGGATGTCAAGGATACTGCGCCCCACGATGGTGTTGTACCACCCTTTAGAACTGTACCGGATGTACCAACTGCCAACTTAGCAAGAGATGTTGTACTATCAGCGTATAGAATATCGCCAACTGTATAAGAAGCAAAACCTGTACCACCCTTGTTGACTGGAACTAGACCAAGTGCAACGTTACCGGAAGTAACAACAAATTCACTTGCTGTGAACGATGCAACACCCTTCTGCGATGAAGATGCGTCTGCAGCGGTAATTTGAATAACGTTGTTCGACGGACCGTTGGTAGAAATACCTTGTGCCGAAGTACCGATAATTTCAAGTGTTTCACCCAAAGAAACAACATCCGGATCGTTTTCGTCAGTATTGAAAGTAATAGACGAATTGACAAGCATTGCGTTTGTTACACTTGCTGCATCAACTTTTAATCCCGAAGATGTTTGAGCAAGAGCGCCCGCAGGATCAAGCTTCAAATAAAGTGCTGCCGCGGTATCGGTTGACTGTGTTGTTCCATCTTGTGTAAGAATTAATGCACCATTAACTGAATCATACAAATCGATACCGACTTCGTCAGTTGGTAATTGAGCAATACCGGCACCGAGGTTAACATCGAATTGATTACCTGATAGGGACAAGCCGATACCGGCAACATATGTCGATGATCCCGAGAATTGAACCCAAGTCTGGGCGGTGGTTCCAACAGTTACAATTGTTGCAGTCTGAACCCATCCGGAATCAGCGTTTGTTGTACCTTGTTGAACGAAAACTGCTGCACCATCTAATTCTGCAGCACTGTCGGCATCAGTTGAGCGTGTCCATGCACCGCCATCAACAACAATATAAATTCCATTATCTGCTGCTGTTGTCTGGTCCTTAACAAGAACGCGATCGCCAGCAACAAGTGCAACACCGTCAACAGTTTGTTCGTTAGCAAGTGTTAGATCACCTGTCGATGCTGCCTTGACTGCTGTCTTCCATGTTAGGCCTGCTGCTGTTGCATCAACATAATTCTTGTTTGCAGCATCTGTACCGTTTGTTGGATCTGCAAGACCTGTAATCGAATTGCCGCCCATTGCTAATGTACCGGTCATTGTATCACCGGATACATTTACATAGACGCTATCGACCAACGATGTAATATCCGATTGAACAACTGCTGTATTGCCAATAACACGGCCGTAAGCGTCAAGTGTTACCTTAACAAAATCACCCGACGATGCTTGAGATACAGTAGCTAGGTCGATTGATGTGTCAGAAGAAACACCGTCACCGTTTGTAACAACGATGTTATCGGTTGTACCGGTGATAGCACGGGTTGTCCATGTGCCGTCTCCTGTACGGATAGCGTAACCAGTTGTTGATAGACCTTCAACTCCAGCCAAATCGTTTGCAAGAGCAAATGTCGGATTTCCGCCTGTACCATCTGCGTTCGAAATAGTAATACCAGCTGCCGGAGCAATCAAGGTACGTGCGGCAAAAACGTCTGCTGCTGTCTGAACGATAATGCCGGTATTGTCAAATGCAGAGAATGTATCTAATTTATTATCCCATGCTTGAACACCAGATGTAGAACCCTTGGCACCTGCTGTCCAGGTACCAGAGACGTTATAGATGACTTGACCATCTGTACCTGGAAGGATTTCGTCAAGAGTATCAGTAGCTTCTGCATATGCCGCAACTTGGTTGATAGCGTCTGTGAAGCTTGTTGGTGTTGAGAATGCAGCACCGGAGAATCCGCCTGCATTAAATGTACCGTCGGTATTGATTGCCGAACCTAACGAAGTTTCAATAGCATCAATTTCGGTTTGAATAGCTGCGGTATTACCACCTGTTGCAATGGTATTCCAGGTAGAACCATCGGAATATTCCATAGCATTATTATCAGTGTTATAACGGAAACCACCTTCGTACGATGCTGCTGTTGGTGCTGCTGCTGTATCGCCTGACGGAGCAATAATTGCGCCTGTACCGCTGAACTGGTAAACACCAGTAGCTGCACGGCTGATTGAACCTGCATCGCCGATTGTAACAACACCTGCGTTCGACGAAAGTACAAGGTTACCTGTAGTTAATGTTACGTTACCAGCAGACGATGTAATACCGGCTGTGGTCAACGCTGCATCAGCAGCATCGGTAGCATCTCTTAATTGAAATGTACCTGTTGTCTGCTTTAGTCTTGGGCCGGTCTTACCAAATTGGACGTCACTACCTACGCCAATAAGACCGAAATTTTTCACGTTAGCCATTTAGTTTTTCCCCTAATTAATGTGAGTTTAGGCCATTATGGCCTTCAGTGTTAATATTTATCTAAAACTTTCTTTTTAAACATAAGAGACTATGATTTGTGCCACTCCTTCGGTATTCCCTACATTAACGAAATCCGCAGTAATTGTGACATCTCCCTGCACTGTATCAGTGCCAAACAGAATATCTGTGTATGTGGTATAAGTTCCTACATTGTTTAGATCAATGATAGTCGATGGCATTAGACCATCCGGTTCTGGAGGAGGCGGAGAAGGGTTATCCACCTGATATCCGATTTGTAATGATGCTGTTCCGTTGAATGCTTGAGTAACTTCAACAGTAATCAATGTGACTCTTCTACCAGTGCTAATCTGACCGATTTCGAAAGAGCCCGGCGAACCGATAGTAACTGTATATTCAAGAGACTTGGCGTCAGTTGTTGAACTATCCTGGTTGCTTGTTTGAACCCACATAGTTCCTGTATATAGCCAGAAACTCCATTCGCCTACATTGTTACCATTTCCGTCGTCGCTATCAATAACGTATGCTTGATCACCAACAAGTGCCTGCAATGCATATAGTTGAGTAAGATCTGCAACAACAGTTGAGGATGCCTTTCTTAGTCCATCTTCGATGTATAATGCTGCTGCCTTAACACCGTTTTCAACCGATGGAATAGCATAATCAGCAATAGTCGATCCTACCACATCTAGTAGGTTAATTGCTCTTGCATCATCGGCAATAAATTTCAGAATATATGTACTTGATGCAGGTGTACTTAATGGTAGGCCGGATCCCGATGAAGGACCGGCAAAGTTGACACCGTTTAAATCTGTACCGACGTTTACGATGGTAATTGGGCCACCTGCGGTATTTGTTATTGTAAAATCGTTTGTATTCAAAGACGAAGCTACAATATCTGCAATTCCAGCATCATTAATAGACTGTGCCATTTGTGGTGCTTGGGTATATAATTCATAGCCCGGTGTAGTTGACGGAATATCAAATGTTACAGGAACACCGTTGATGGTTGCCATTGCTGGACTTGTTACATCGAGAACAATTTCACCGTAAAATAAATCACCAAAGTTAGGTGTAATGACTGTTGGGGCCAGAACCTTTGTGACCGAAACTCCGGTTTGAGAATAAACTAAGGTAGCCGCTGTTACGATGTCATCAATTGTACCAGTTCCACCGATAGTAACATCAACTGAATTAAGTTGGAAGGTATTTCCTAATGCGTTTGAACCTGCTGCTGTACTTACTGTTTCAGACGATGTATTATTTCTTAGTTTGATGTATAATTGCGAACCACCGGGAGTGATTGTTATTTCACCCGGAGTAGTAGTTGAGCTATAAATTATATCACCAACATCGCCCGGAAGATAATCGAGAAAATCGACAATTTTCTGCACTGGATTGATTGTAAACCATCCAGAGATTGTATCGGATACAGATGTTACTCGTCCGATTGTAAATTTATTGGTGTCATCTGCTAAAACAAATTCATTGGTCGACGATGTCGCTGCAATAACATCATTTACAACAAAGGTATTCGCATCTTGGTATAATGGATAATCATATTGAAGATTAATATACTGGAAACGGCTATTGATATTCTGAGTAAATGAGGATGAAATACCGGCAGCCGGTACAGGATCTATTTGTGGAATACCACCGTCGCTTACTGAGAAAATAATAAATGTACCAGTAATGGGAGAACCGTTACCTGACTGACTTTGGTCGGCGAAAGTATTATATCTAAAGACATCCTGAATTATAGCAGTTACCGAAGTGGTAGATTTTGATTCAATGGAAATAATCTGCCAGGCTCTTCCGTCGTTAATATTTGCAATCCATTGTCCTATAGAAACATCAAATCCGTTATATTGCCCCGGATTTCTTGTTATATAAGAACTTTGTTGTTGTGGGTCCAAATCTAAAACCACTCTCCACCTAAATCCCTTATTTTCCGGGGTCGGGGTTGGATTTCCTGGGGCCACCGGAAATTGCAAAGGATTATACCACGGCATGGTCTCGGTTTCGAAAACACTAACCATGTCCGCCTGTATAACTTTTAGTGGAATATTTAAAAAAGCCATATTTTAGAATCCAAATTCAACGATTGCAAATGCTCTAACACCTACCGCACCAGTTGATCCGGTTGCAGCCGGTGTGCAAACGATAGTGACTACGTTGGAAGTAGTAAATGTGGTTATAATATCTGGCGCCGCTGCGGTACCGCCACCTAAAACTACAGTGGTCGATGTGTTTACAGGTGTTCTGATATTAAATGTATTTGTACCTGTAACCTGTCCATAAAACATAATCGATTTTGGCGGATTACTCTTGCCAGTAAATGTAAATTGAACAATTGAATTCGCACCATCCGAAACGGTAGCAGTTACACCAGATGTCTGAGAATAGATTGCATCGACAGTATTCAATGTACCCGAACCACCCGGAGTATAGTGAAGAACAACAGTCTCAACCGATCCACCGCTGCCGCCAGAAACTGGAACGTTAGTAACGCTCGAAATTCTACCAGCTGCATCAACAGTAAATTGGGCAACGTTGGATGCATCACCGTATGTGCCAGCTGTAACGCCAGTAACTGAAAGTGTTGTTGCGAACGAGCTTGTACCAGAACCAGTGACATCACCAGTTAAAGTAATAGTCTGATCGCCGGTGTTTGTGCCGGATAAGTTAGAACCAGTGACAGTACCTGTCGCTGCAACGCTCGTAGGGGTGATAGCACCTAGACCTAGTGTCAATGTCCCGGAAGTTGTAATAGGCGAACCAGAAACTGTGATACCGTTGTTGCCTGTTGCAGCAACAGACGAAACTGTACCAGCGCCTAGGTTTGTTCTTGCAGCGGCAGCGGATGTTGCACCAGTACCGCCGTTTGCAATAGCCAATGTACCAGCTAATGTAATTGTCCCGGAAGTTGTAATAGGCGAACCTGTTACAGTCAATCCAGTTGTACCACCGGAGAATGCAACAGAGGTAACTGTACCACCTCCACCGCCCGCTGGTGCTGCCCATGTGCCGTCTGCACGCAAGAAGTTGGTTGTGCCGCCACCCGATGCCGGAACAATACCTGCTGCGGATGTTCCAAATGTATT